CGAGAGAAAGTATATGTTGCGCAACATTGTGTTGAATTAGGGGAAACCCTAATCGCGCCGGCTTTCCTGGCGGGTCTGCAGGTACTCCTGCAGGTGGCCCACCGTGCCGGGCCGGTCGAGCCAGACACCGACCTGCCTGACGCCGTTCGTGCGCGTCTCGATGATCTGGACCCCGCCGCCTTCGCGGTACGGCCGCACCGTCGTGTTCGGCAGCGCGGCGATTTGCTGGAGGAGTTCGGATACAACATGGCGCGACTGGCGCTTCGTGAGCTCATCCCGCAACGCGCGCCGCCAGCTAGGCGAGTAATTCTTGGGCGCGCGCTCAACGGCGGCCACAGCCGCCTCAAGCTGGTCGGTGCGGAGCGCGCCAGCCTGGCCGCGCATGTTGACTGTGTAAGCGAACGGCATGGCGGCTCCTCAAGCGTAGCGGTTGCGAATCAAGAACTGCACCAGCTCCAGGCGGCTGCCTTCGCGGTACTTGCCGCCGACCGGCCACACGTAGCACTTGCCGCTGCTTAGTTCACCGATCATCTTTTCGGCCGCCTCCTCGCGAGCTGCGATGCGTGCGTGGTAGCGGTTTTCACTCTTGATGCGGCGGGCTTCGCGGGCCTCGAGTTGCCGGTAGATGTCCATGTCGCTGCTCCTGGTTGCAAAAGGTTGGTGGTGGACAAAACAAATTGTTGTGCAACAAAACACGCAGGGCAAACAAAGCCCGACCAAATCGGTAGTCAATTAGGGAGAACCCTAGTGCCGTGTGGCGAGTGCGCAACAAAGTGTTGCAATAAGCCAACAGACTGTGCTACAGTCGCGCCAAACCGCGTACAGCGCGGGCCAAGAACAACACGCCAGTGGCTTCCCCTCTTGAGGGCGAAGCCATGCCTGTTTCAGACGCGGGATAGCTCAGCCTGGTAGAGCAGCGGCTTCATACGCCGCTGGCCGGCGGTTCGAATCCGTCTCCCGCAACCATCTCCGAGGCCTCCCATGACTCTGATCGACAACTGGAAGGCGGTTGCGACCAGGGCGTGGTCTATGCGCCTGGTCGTGCTGTCCGCAATCCTGTCCGGCGCCGAGGTGGCGCTGCCGCTGTTCAGCGATGCTGTGCACCGCGGCACGTTCGCGGCGCTCGCCATCGTGGTCTCCCTGGGTGCGGCGGTGTCGCGCCTGGTGGCGCAACCGAGGCTGCGCCAATGATCCCGCCGCAGGCTCGCACCAAGGTCGCGGCACTCGTGCTCAGCGCCTCCGCCCTGGTGGGCCTGGCGCTGCATGAGGGCTACGAGCCGGTGGCCAAGCCGCCGGTGCCGGGTGACGTCGACACGGGTGGCTTCGGCTCAACCCGGCGCGAGGACGGCGCGCCGATGAGGCCGGGCGAGAAGGTGCCGCCCACGCGGGCCCTGGTGCTGTTGCTCAATGACGCCGCCAAGGCAGAGCGCGCCGTCAAGCGCTGCGCGCCGGTGCCCATGCACCAGTACGAGTTCTCGGCCTACGTCTCGCTGACGTACAACATCGGCGAGACCGCGTTCTGCACGAGCACGCTGGCGCGCAAGCTCAACGCCCTGGACTACGACGGGGCGTGCAAGGAGATCCTGCGCTGGGACAAGTTCCAGGGGCAGCCGCTGCGAGGCCTGACCAACCGCCGCCAGGCTGAGTACAAGCAGTGCATCGGGGAGGCTGAGTGATTCCGCCCGTGCTTGCTGCCTACGCCGCCCGGGCCTGGGTGAAGGCGGTGGCGGTGCTGGCCCTGGCGGCCGCCCTGCTCTTCACCGGCTACCACTTCGGGGTGAAGCTGACCAAGGCGGACTGGGCGCAGGAGCGCGCCGCCTGGAGCGAGGAGCGCGCTGCGCTCGCCACACAGTACGCGGCCGCACAGAAGGCGGCCCGCGACGAGGAGAAGCGACGTGCAGATGAGGCTCAGAGAATCGTGGACGACTTGGGCAAGGCCCAGGCTGCTACTGCTGTTCGTGCTGTTCGCGCTGAGCGCGCTGCTGACGGCCTGCGCGACACCATCGCCGCCCTCAACGCCCGCCCCCTGCCCGACGCCCCCAGCTGCCCCGCGGCTGCCGGCCACGCTCGCGAAGCCACCGTCGCCCGAGAGCTCCTCGGCGCGTGCGCAGAAGAGTATCGAGGAGTGGCAGCGGAAGCTGACCGACTCCGAGACCAAGTGACCGGGCTTCAGGGCTGGGTTGACGCCATTGAGAAGTGAACATGACGCCAGAAGCCACCGAACTCGCTGTCGCCCTCTCGCGCATGCAGTCCATGAGCGCGGACTTGCAGGAGATCAAGGCAACCATGAAAGACTTGGCCAACGCAGTAGCGCGTCTGGCGGTCGTCGAAGAGCGTCAGGCGAACACGAGTGACAGCATCGGTCGCGCCTTCACCGAGATCAAGAGCCTGGGCGAGCGCATCGCCGTGCTCGAGCAGAGCCAGCCACTGAACAAGCACTCGAGCGACATGGTGCAGACCGTGACCAAGTACGTCGTGGTCGCCGTGCTGGGCGCGGTGATCTCGGGCCTGTGGGTGCGTCAGCCCTCGGCGCCCGCAGCCAACCCACCCGTGATCGTAGGCAAGTGATCATGAGCAACCCCAACCCGCAAGCGCAGCAGCAGGCCGAAGACTTCGAGGGCTTCGAGCTCGACCTCGACTCCGACGCGCCCCTGGCGCCCGCCTGCCCGCTCAACCCGGGTGAGGGTGAGTGCGAGGCCTGTCAGTAGGTCATGACCGGCAAGGCGGATAGGCAGCCGATCGACTGGGAGCTCATCGAGAAGGACTACCGGGCCGGCATCAAGACACTGAGGCAGATCGCCGAAGAGCGTGGGGTGTCCCATGTGGCGATCCAGAAGAAGGCCAAGCAGTACGGCTGGACGCGCGACCTGAGCGAAAAGATTCAGGCCAAAGCGAAAGAGAAGGTTACCAAGGCCGCGGTTACCAAGGCGAGTTACCAAACCGGCTTGGAAACCAAAGAGGCCAAGCTGACCGATGCGCAGGTGGTCGACAAGTACGCCGACATCGTGGCGTCGGTCGATCAGATCCAGCGCGAGGACGTGAAGCTGGCCATCGACAACAGCCGCAATCAGCTGCAGGAGCTGGTGACGCTGGGCGACCCGAAGTTCCGCGCCGCTCTCGAGGCGATCGCCGACGCGATGGATGAGTCGGGACCAACGGCCAACGGCGCGTGGAAGACCGACAAGGTCAATGAGCTGTACCGCTACATCATCAGCCTGGCCGGGCGAGTGAAGATGGCCAAGGAGGTCGCTGGCAGCCACGGCGTGTACCTGCCGCTGCAGCGCAAGATCTTCGGCCTGGATGCCGAGAAGAAGTCCGCCGGTGAGTTCGAGGAGATGCTGCGCCGGGTTCAGGCCGCGGAGGACTGATGGCCGAGGCCTTCGATCCTGATCAGCTCGCCAAGATCCGGCGGCTGCAGAAGAGCCTCGAGGTCTACAGCGCGCACTGCCTGAAGATCCTCGACAAGGCGGGCACCAAGCTGCCGTTCCTGTTCAACCAGGCGCAGAGCTTCGTGCACGAGCGCCTGGAGAGGCAGCTCGCCGAGACCGGCAGGGTCCGGGCGCTGATCCTGAAGGGCCGGCAGCAGGGTGTCTCGACCTACGTCGGGGCGCGCTACTACCACAAGACCTCGATGTTCCACGGCCAGCGTGCGTTCATCGTGGCGCACGAGCAGAAGGCGACGAACAACCTGTTCTCGATGGTCAAGCGCTACCACGAGAACAACCCTTGCCCGATCAGCACTGGCGCGACGAACGCGCAGGAGCTGATCTTCGACAAGCTCGACGGTGGCTACAAGCTGGCCACCGCGGGCACCAAGGACGTCGGTCGATCGAACACCGCGCAGCTGCTGCACGGCTCGGAGTTCGCGTTCTGGGACAACGCGGCGATGCACCTCGCGGGCATCGGCAACACCATCGGTGACCTGCCGGGCAGCGAGATCATCCTCGAGTCCACGGCCAACGGCCTGGGCAACCAGTTCCACACGATGTGGCAGGAGGCCGAGGCCGGGCGTGGCGAGTACATCGCCATCTTCGTGCCCTGGTACTGGCAGGCCGAGTACCGCGCCAAGGTGCGCGAGGACTTCGAGCTGTCCGACGAGGACCGCGAGTACATGCTGGCCTACGGGCTGGACATGGAGCAGATGCAGTGGCGGGCGAACAAGATCTCCACCTACGGCCGCGGCCACGAGTGGCTGTTCGACCAGGAGTACCCGGCTACTGCGGCGCTGGCGTTCAAGACGTCGACGCTGAACCCGCTGATCAGCCCGAACGCGGTGGCGCGGGCGGCTGCCACGGACTTCCGGGAGCGCTCGGGTCCGTTGATCATCGGCTGCGACCCGGCCGGCGACGGCGAGGGCAAGCACGACCGCAGCGCGATCGCGTTCCGCCAGGGTCGCACCTGCTTCCGCCTCGAGTGGTTGCCGGAGGACTGGAACACGATGCAGATCGCCGGCCGCCTGGTCGAGATCTGGAACACGATGCAGCCCGACGCGATCATCGTCGACAAGGGCGGCCTGGGTGCTGGCATCCACGATCGGTTGGTTGAGCTGAACGTGCCGGTGATCGGCGTCAACAACGCCGAGCGCGACATCGACCCGGAGCGCTACGAGAACATCCGCGCCGGCATGTGGTGGCGCATGGAGGAGTGGTTCCACGACTTCCCGTGCCGCATCCCGAACGACGCGGCGCTGATGGCCGACGTGACGGCACCTCAGCCCGAGGTGCACTCCAACGGCAAGAAGCTGCTGGAGTCGAAGAAGAAGATGGCCAAGCGCGGCATCCGCAGCCCCGACGGCGGCGACGCGCTGGCCCTGACGTTCGCCGTGCCTGTGGCGCCGCGGATCAAGGAGACCCTGGGTGCGCCCGGGGGCTCGTACAAGCCGCCGACTTCGGCCGGCTACTGAGGACACGCGATGGACAAGACCGCATACGCAGACGCCTGGACCGAGGGCGAAGAGGACGCGCCGGCGCAGAACGCCGTGGCCGCCGCCGCCAAGAAGGCCGCAGCGACCGACAAGGACGCCTACATCACGGCCTACGCTGACCTCGAGGACGGCAAGGCCGCCAAGGGCGAGGACGTCAAAGACAAGGCCAAGGCCAAGTCCAAGGACGAGGAGAAGTCGGCATGAAGAACCCGGGCGAGTTCGTCCTGACCCTGCTCAACGCCCGCACCGCGGCGCACGTTGCGCACCTGTCGGTCAGCGGCCCGGGATCGTTCGCCAGGCACACCGCCCTGGCCGAGTTCTACGAGGGCATCGCCGAGCTCGCCGATCGCTTCGCCGAGACCTACATGGGCTGCTACGGCGAGCTCATCAAGTTCGGCGGCTCGAGCTTCAAGATGGATCGCGACCCCATCAGGATGCTCGGGTCCCTCAAGGTCGTGATCGGTGACGCACGCAGCGAGTGCGCCGACAACGGCTACCTGCAGCAGGTGTGCGACGACATGATGGAGCTCGTCGCCACCACGCTCTACAAGCTCCGATACCTGGCCTGACGTGGACGCATCAGATCAGACCCAATACGCGCTGGCCGCCGTAGACCAGCTCCGCGACGATCCGCAGCAGACGGTGGCCCTGGATTCCCTGGGCGTCGACCTGCTGGCCGAGTTCGCCCGAGCTGAGCTCGACCGGCGCCTGACCGAGGAGCGCTGGCTGATGGACCTGCGCCAGTACCGTGGCAAGTACGACCCCGACGTGCTGGCGGCCATCGGGCCGAACCGCTCGAAGGCGTTCGTGCGCAAGACCCGGGTCAAGGTCAAGACCGTCGACAGCCGCGTGGCCGACCTCCTGTTCCCGGCTGGCGCCGAGAAGAACTGGGAGGTCGACAGCACGCCGGTGCCCAGCGTGTCGCGTGAGCAGCGCGCCGCGGCGGCCCAGCAGCTGCAGCGCATGTCGCGCGGCCAGCCGGTTCCGCCGGAGGCGCTCGATCGCTTCCTGCTCGAGGTGGTGCGCCAGTCGGCCAAGAAGATGTCCAAGGTCATCGAGGACCAGTTGGTCGAGGCGCGCTACAAGGACGTCTCGATCAAGACGATCCACAGCGGCCACCTGTACGGCACGGGGATCATGAAGGGCCCGCTGGTCGAGCGCAAGATCCGCACGACGTTCACGCAGCAGGGCAAAAACTGGGTGCCGAAGTCCGAGACCTACGTGGTCCCGTTCGTGGACTACGTGCCCATCTGGCGCTTCTACCCGGACATGAACGCCACGACGCTCGAGCAGTGCAAGTACGTGTACGAGCGGCACAACATGACCCGGGCCGACCTGGCCGAGCTCGCGCAGCGCAAGAGCTTTGATCGCGCCAAGATCGTCGCGTACCTGAAGGCGCACCCGGACGGCGAGATCAAGCTGCGCTACTACGACAACGAGCTGCGCATCATCGGCGAGCGCACAGCGAACCAGGGCAACAAGCAGAACCAGTACGAGGTGCTCGAGCGCTGGGGCTACATCGATGGCGCCAAGCTCAAGGGCGTGGGCGTCAAGGTCCCCGAGGATCGCATGCACGAGACGTTCTTCAGCAACGTCTGGCTGCTGCCCAACGGCGAAGTGATCAAGGCGGTGCTGCAGCCGATCAACGGCGTGACCTGGCCGTACCACCTGTACTACTTCGACAAGGACGAGACGTCGATCTTCGGCGAGGGCCTGGCCGCGGTGATGCGCGATGACCAGACCATGCTGAACGCCAGCGTGCGCATGATGCTCGACAACAGCGCGATCACCTCGGGCCCGATGCTCGAGGTCGCGCCGGGCCTGCTGTCCAACACGGATCGCATGGACGAGATGCACCCGTGGAAGATCTGGTTCCGCAACACGGCCCAGCCCGGCCAGCCGGCGGTGCGCTCGATCGAGCTGCCCTCGCGCCTGGGTGACCTGGCCGGCATGGCCGACCGCTTCGAGAACAACGCCGACGAGGTCACCGCGATCCCGCGCTACATGAGCGGCGAGAACGTGGGCGCCGGCGCGGCCGGCACCGCCTCGGGCATGTCGATGCTGATGGGCGCGGCCAACATCGTGATCAAGGACCTGATCACCGCCTGGGACGAGGGCGTGACCCGGCCATTCCTGACCGCGCTGTACCGCTGGAACATGCAGTTCCACAAGGACAACAGCATCAAGGGCGACTTCGACGTGAAGGCCCGCGGCACAGCCAGCCTGGTGGCCAAGGAGGTGAGGGCGCGGCAGCTCAACGAGTTCGCCAACCTCACCGCCAACGACCTCGACGCACCCTACATCAAGCGCGACAAGCTCAACCGCATGCGCGCCGAGGCCAACGAGCTGGGTGACGTGGTCAAGAGCGAGGACGAGGTCAAGGAAGAGATCAACAGCCCGCAGGCACGGATGCAGGCTGAACTCGCACAGGCCCAGGCTCAGCTCATGCTGCAGGAGGCCCAGGCCAAGGTCCAGAATATGATGGCCGACGCCGAGCTCGCACAGGCCAAGTCGCGCGAGACCCTGGCGCGCATCGACATGATTGTGGCCGAGGCGGTCAACAAGCGCGTCGAGGCGGTCTACGCTGCGCTGCAGGCCGGCGGTGTGGCCACCAGCAATCCGACCATCGCGCCGGCCGGCGACGAGATCCTGCGCAGCTCCGGCTGGCAGGACGCGACGCCGGACCCGTCGATCGCCCAGCTCAACGGTCCGCCCGTGCAGGACGACCAGGGCACGATGGTGCGCATGGGCGGCAACGAGCAGTTCGCCATCGAGCCGCGTGGCAACACCAGCCCGGCCGAGCCGGGCGTGCCGATGGATGCGCAGATGCAGATGAACGCGCCTCAGCCCGACCCCCAGGCCATGACCGGCATGGACGGCGTGCGCGGCGGCATTGAGACGCCGGAGGTGTGATGGAAGACGCAGGCATGGTCGCCATTCGCGAGCTGCAGAGCGCCTCCACTGCCGTGGCCGAGTTCCGCGGCGCCGACCCGCTTGTGCACATCGACAAGATGCTCTCGAGCCTGGCCGACGTCTACCGCGCGCAGCTGGCCGACGTCTCTGTCGATGAGCTGCAGCGCGTGCAGGCGCACCTGAAGCAGACGCTGGCCATTCGCGCAACGCTGCGCGGGCAGCAGCCCCTGCCGATAGTTTGATCTCAGCCCCCGGGCCAACGTGTAAGCGCGGCTTACAGGTTCGGCAAGGGACAGTGTGAGCCGGGCGACCGGCTGTTGGAAGCCGATCGAAAGGACAACATGGCAACCCAAGACCAGATGAAGGGCGAGCAAGACGAGTTCGCTGCCGCCTTCAACGAAGACAGCGCTCCCGCCAAGGAGATGAGCGAGGACGAGGCCTTTGGCCTGTCCGACCCTGCGCCTGCCGACCCCGTCGCCGAAGATGGCGCCGAGGGCCAGGCCGCGGACGTCGACATGGCCATCGTGATGGATGCCGACGAGGTCGAGAAGGCCTCCGGGGACGCCATGGCCAAGGACACCGCAGAGGCTGCCGCAGAGCCCGCAGGCGAGGCTGAGGTGGTCTCCGACGAGGGCGACGCCGCGGAGGTCAAGCCGCCCATGGTCGACATGGAAAAGGAAGTCCAGCGCCTGAAGAGCTGGGAGGGCCGACTCAAGGCCATGGAGGCCAAGCTCAAGGCCGCTGGCGCCGACCAGCCCGGCGAGCAGAAGGCCGCCGTGAGTGATGCCATCGAGCAGGCCGCCGACGCCGCCGACACGCCCGCCGACAGCGAGAACATCGAGCAGATCGCCGAGCAGGTCGAAGACGGCACGATCACGCCCCAGCAGGCAATGAAGCAACTGGCCGAGGACTTCGGCGAGGACTTCGTCAAGATGATCGAGGCGATCGCCGTAGCCAAGGCCAAGGAGGCCGGCTCGAGCGCGGCCAGCGAGAAGTTCGGCGAGCTCTCCAAGACCGTCGACGAGGTGATCGCCGACATCGTCGACACCAAGGCGCGCAGCCACTTCGAGCAGATCGCCGACCGCCACCCTGACTTCCAGGAGGTGGGTGCGAGCGAGGAGTTCAAGGCCTACATCGAGGCGCTGCCAGAGAACCAGAAGGGTCAGGCCATGGAGGTCATCTCCAGCGGCTCGGCCAAGCAGATCGTCAGGCTGCTGGACGGCTTCAAGAAGAGCGCCACCGCGGCGCCCGCCGAGGAGCTCACCGAAGCCGCTGGCGAGTCGATCGTCGACGCGGCGACCGAGGCGCAGATGGACGCCGCCGAAGGTGTGCGCAGCTCCGGCATGAAGCTGCCCGAGCAGCCCAAGTCGTCCAACTACGAAGACGCCTGGAACGACTACTGATCAAACGCCCGAGGCCTCTGCGCTGCACGCCTCGGCTTTCACCACACCGGCATTCGCTGTTTTCGAATCGCGAATGCCAACACCATGTGGAAGGCAGTCCACACGAGCTGCCTCACAGCCGGCGTAGCGGGGTGCGCCGGATACCAAACACCCAGCACCTGGAGCACGACAAACCAGTCGCGCATGAGAAGAGGACCCGGGACACGCTACGGCGCCCCAGCATGGGTTCTGCGTATCTGCACACGGCACACGGGACAGTCCACACGCTCCTCTCCGAGATGGCTGTGAAAACAGCAAATTTGACCCGCCATTAACGAAAGGAAATTCAAATGGCTCAGACCGCATACGGCGACATTTCGCCCCGTACCGCTGCCTACGCAGAGAAAGAACTGCTGAAGCGCGGCATCCCCTACCTGGTGCTGGAGAAGTTTGGCCAAGCCAAGGCCCTGCCTGAGGCCAGCACCAAGGTCATCAAGTTCCGCCGCTACAACGCGCTGCCGAACACCCCGACGACCCTGTCCGAAGGCGTGACGCCTGCCGGCCAGACGCTGGCGGTGACCGACGTGACGGCCACCCTCGCCCAGTACGGCGACAAGGTGACCATCACCGACGTGATCCTGGACACCCACGAGGACCCGACCCTGAACGAGTCGGTGGCCTTGCTGGGCGAGCAGGCGGCGCAGATGATCGAGAAGATGCGCTTCGGCGTGCTGAAGGCTGGCACGAACGTGCTGTACGCCAACGGCGCTGCCCGCAACGCCGTCAACACCGCGATCAGCATCACGCTGCAGCGCCGTGCTGTGCGTGCCCTGAAGCGCCAGAACGCGCGCTTCATCACCTCCGTCATCCGCTCGACGCCGTCCTTCGGCACCGAGAACGTGGCTCCTGGCTTCGTCGCCCTGATCCACCCGGACTGCGAGGCTGACGTGCGCGGCCTGACCGGCTTCGTGCCTGCTGAGAAGTACGGCACGATGACCCCGTGGGAGAACGAGCTCGGCAAGGTGGAGGACGTGCGCTACGTGTCCTCGACCATCTTCGAGCCGTTCGCCGACGCCGGCGGCGCCAAGGGCACCATGCTGTCCACGACCGGCACCAGCGCCGACGTGTACCCGGTGCTGTTCCTGGGCCGGGACGCTTACGGCATCGTCGCGCTGAAGGGCATGTTCGCCCTGACGCCGATGGTCGTGAACCCCAAGCCCAGCGACTCCGATCCGCTGGCCCAGCGTGGTCACGTCGCCTGGAAGGCGATGCAGACCTGCGTCATCCTGAATGACAGCTGGATGGTGCGCGGGGAAGTGGCCGCCACCGCCTGATCGTTGGCCGGGTAACACCGGCCTCGACTGGCAGCCCCCATTCGTGGGGGCTTTGCTTTTGGTGCTGCGAGAAATCGATCGCGACCAACCCGATGCCGGGGCGGGTAATCCCCGGCACCTTCTGTGAGGACCCATCAACATGAGCAACAACACGCAAGTGTCAGACATCGACAGCGCGCCGGAGTCTCCGGCGACCGCGCCCAAGGCCGTCGCCAAGCGCACGGCCAAGGTCGATGGCTTCGACGCCGCCCTGTCGGGCAAGAAGAAGACGATCACGATCCACACCTCCGAGTCCGAGGGCGGCCACGACGCCGTGCCCATCGGCATCAACGGCTACATGTACCAGGTGCCCCGCGGCATCCCGGTCGAGGTGCCGGAGGAGCTGGTGCACATCCTCGAGAACGCCAAGGTCACCACCTTCCATCCGACGAAGGAGCCCGGCGAGTTCGTGGAGCGCATCAACAATCGGTTCGCCTTCAGCGTTCACTGATCCGCCAACCTGAGGTAACACCATGGCCGCATCCACCCTCGTCAAGGACGTCCTTTACCGGGTGTCGTCGCAGCTGCACGACATCAGTCCGCAGTTCACGCGCTGGACCCAGCGCGAACTGGTCTCCTGGCTCAACGACGGCCAGAAGGCCATCGCCAAGTACATGCCGTCGTCCTGCTCGCGGGTGGATTCGGTCAAGCTCTCCCCTGGCACGCGCCAGTCGATCGAGACCATCCTGGCGGCCAACCTCATCACCGGCGACGGCTCCAACCCCGCGCAGGTTCTGGGGAACTACCTGCAGTCGGTGATCCGCAACATGGGCGCCAACGGCTCCACGCCGGGCAACGCCATCCGCATCGCCGACCGCGAGGTTCTGGACGTCAACACGCCCAACTGGCACACGGCCTCCGCCAACGCGGTGTCGCAGTACGTGTTCGACCCCCGTACCCCGAAGGTCTTCTACGTCTCGCCCGGCGTCCCCGCGTCGCCCAACGTGTGGGTTGAGCTCTCCTACCTGGCGAGCCCGGTCGAGATCAGCACCGGCGGCAGCTACGGCATGGACGGCGCGGACACCACCAAGATCTCGGTGGACGACCGCTACACCGACGACCTCGTCAACTACATCCTGGCCCGCGCCTACATGAAGGACGCCGAGTTCGCCAACAACGCCAACCAGGCGGCCGCAGCAACGCAGCTTTTCACGGGCAGCATCAACGCCCAGGTGGCCGCGCTGACCGGCGTCAACCCGAACCTGCGCAGCCTGCCGTTCAACCCGACGGTGCCCGTCAACCAGCCGCCGGCGCCCTAAGCCATGACGCCAACGCAGCTGCTGCCCTACCTTCTGCCGGAGGTGCCTGGGGTGCCGGATGCCCTGGCCACCCAGTCGATCATGCGGGCGGCCAACGACTTCTGCCGCGAGACCGGGGTCTGGAACGAGATCCAGGACCCGATCCCGGTCGAGGACGACGTCAACGAGTACGACCTGGTTGCGCCGGCCGGCGCCCAGGTGGTGACCGTCAAGTCCATCTGGATGGTCAACCGCGAGCTCGTGCCGGTCACCATGGAGCGGCTGCAGGAGCTGATCCCAAACTGGCAGGAGGCCAAGGGCTCTGACCCGGCCTACTACAACTGCCCGCAGGACTGGTCGACGGTTCGGGTCTACCCGATCCCGTTCGGGGCCAACGGTCAGACGATCACCATCCGCGCGCTGTACGCACCCAGCCAGTTCGGCGCCAACCTCCCTCAGTTCCTCGTCGACGTCTACCTCGACGAGATCCTGGCCGGCGCCAAGGCGCGCCTGATGCAGATGCCGGGCAAGGCCTGGAGCAATCCGCAGCTGGCCGCCTTCAACCAGGCCTTCTTCAACGAGGGCGTCACCAAGGCCAAGGTGTTCATCGCCCATGACAAGGTCGCAGGCAGCGTGCGCGTGCGGCCGGTGCGCTACGGCTACCGCTGAGCGCTTCGCCGTTGGGCCGCGCACAACGCGGCTTGACTGACCTTCTCGGCCCACACCACGGGCCGAGTCAACCGCCCGGCAACGGGCAACGCGCGCCCGCGCAACCATCCCAGCAATCCATCTTCACGGAGCTATCCCCATGAGCAAGTTTTCCAACTACACCGAGAACAACATCGTCCAGACGACGCTGCGCGGCGCCGCCTTCCCCGTGCCCGCCGGCGTGTATGTCGGCCTGTTCACGGCCGACCCGACGGACGCCAACGTGACCGCCAACGAGGTGCAGACCGCAGCCTGGCCGGCCTACGCTCGCCGCGACGCGGCTGACGGCGCAGCCATCTCCACCGGGTGGACAGCCTCAGCCGATGGTGTGTCGAGCAACGCCAAGAACATCACCTTCGCCGCCAACAACGGGGCCGGCTCTGTCACGGTGACGCACATCGGCCTGTACGACGCAGCCACCGGCGGCAACCTGCTGTACCACGCCGCCCTGACCTCCAGCAAGACCCTGCTGGTGGGTGACGTCCTGAGCTTCGGCATCGGCTCGATCACCGTCACTGTGGCCTAAGGCCTAGCGCAGGGGCGCGGGTGAACTTCTTCGGCATCAACGCCGGCGCGCTCAACGGCGGCGCGCTGGTTGCCGTCGTTGCTGCCGCGGCCGCGATCTCCTGCACCTCCTCGGTGTCGGCGAGCGCGACGCGGCAGCTTGACATCACCGCGCCCACAGTTGCCACCGCCAACGTCACGGCGGCGGCAACCGCCGTACGTCAAGCCACGTCTGAGATTGAGTGCTTCGCCAGCCTGGTGGCGGCGTCCTCCAACAGACAGTCTGCTGCGGCCAGTGCCGGAGGGTCGGCGACGGTCTCGGCGTTCCTGCTGCGCGGCGTCACGGCCACCTCCGACATCTTTGGCTCCGCAAGCGTCATCGCGATACCGGCGAGCACGCTTGCCGCCTCGAGCGTTTCCGGCGCGTCCTCGGTTGCGGCCAACGCGACCCGCATCCAGCCGGGGCGCGCCGACATCCCCGTCAGCGGAAACCTGGCGCCAACGACGGCGCCCTTGATCACGCGCTACGCGACCTCGCAGTCGACCTCGGGCACTGGGTTCCTGCGCGCCGAGCCAAAGGTCAACAACCAGTCCTTTGGATTCGCCGACCCGATTGGCTGGTGCGAGGTCACCGCCTCGGCCGTCAACTTCAAGCTGTCCGCTGCCGACGTTGGCTGCTCTTCCGCGGTCAGCGCCGTCGCCACCAGGCGCCAGCCTGGCAGTGCGGAGGGCCTCGGTGTCGGCATCGTCGTCACCGTCGAGGAGGCCACCTCCGTCGTCAACGCCTCCATCGCAGTCTCGATTGGCTCTGCTGCGGTGTCAGCCGCTCCCGTGTTGATCAAGGTGCCCGAAGCGGCTGCCAATGGGGTGGCCTCGGTGTCGGCGCTGGCGTGGCAGCGGTTTACTGCGACTGCGGACCTGTCGGGCGGCTCCAACCTTTCTGCCAGCGCGCTTCGCACTGCGTCCGTTGATGTGGTCTTCGACGGATCTGCGTCGGTCAGCGCCTCCGCTGTGCGCTCCGTTGTGTCGGCTGCCAGCATTCAGGCGTCCGGCGCCGTGGTGGCCGCGACCCCCTGGGTTAGGACCCAAGGCCAGGCCCAGGTGGCTGGATCCGGCTCCGCTGCAGCGACAGCTGTCCGCAGCGTGCTGGCCCAGGCGTCCGCCGGCGGCACCAGCAACGTCTCCTCCAGTGCGCTTGCTGCGCGCATGGTTGAAGCAACCATCTCCGGGGCCGCCAATGCCGTGGCCGCCGCCGTCCGCGTTCAGAACCCAATCGCCTCGCCAGTCGGCAGCGCGTCGGTCTCCGCCATGGCGACTCGAGTCGCGCAGCCGGTTGCCCAGGTGCCCGCCTCGTCGTCGACCACTGCGCTCGCAGTTCGCAACCTGATCGCTGCAGCCTCGTGCGCAAGCTCGTGCTCCGTCCAGGCGGCGCCTTGGCGCGTCACGCTTGGCGCAGCTGATATCAGCGCGTCTTCCGACGTCACCTCGAGCATCACCTACCTGCACATGTCCTCGGCTGAAGTCCTGGGCGGCTCTGCCGTCTCGGCATCAGGCTTGCGCTCTGCCATGGCTGCCGCAGCAATGCCCGCCAGCGGTGAGCTTGAGGCGTTCGCGACCCGCGTACTCATCGGCCAGGGCGACATCACCGGAACATCCGAAGTTCAGGCCGACAGCTTCGGAAATCCGTTCTCCTTTGATCCGCCCGAGCGAACCTTTGTGCGCCCGGCCGGCCAGTTCGAGTTCCTCAAGCCTGCCATTCAAACCGAATTCAGGAGAGCCGCATGAAGCTCGGCACAGTGACTCAGCAGCCCACCGAGCGGCTGTCCTACACCATCGACTACACCGACGTCCTGCCAAGCGGCGACAACGTGGACATCGCGGCAGCCTCCGTTTCTCCCGCCGGCTTGACCGTGGAGAACGTGAGCCCAATCGATCCGCGGGTGAGGTTCTGGGTTACGGGCGGCACCAGCGGCGCCACCTACAAGGTCACGGTGACCATGACGAGTGCGGACGGCCGAGTCTTTCAAGATGAGCTGACGTTCAAGATCAAGGAACTTTGAGATGCCCCAACTCCTGAAGAACAACGTCACCGGCGCACTGAGCGCCGGGATCGGCCCCACGGCCACCGGCATGACGCTGGTTGACGCGAGCTCGTTCCCTGACCCAGGCGCCGACTACTATCTCGCCACCCTGGTGGGCCTGAATGGCAACGGCCTGGAGTCGTCGTGGGAAATCGTTCGCGTCACGGCCAAGGCGTCGAACACGCTGACGATTGTGCGCGGCCAAGAGAGCACTGTCGCGCAGTCCTGGCCTGGCGCCACGACCGTGCAGATGCGGCTCACTGCGGCCTCCGTGCCCACCAAGGACGAGTTCACGACGCACGCAAGCAGCACCAGCAACCCGCACTCCGTGACCAAGGCCCAGGTCGGCCTTGGCAACGTCGAGAACACCGCCCTGTCGACCTGGTCCGGCTCGGGTAACCTGACCACCGTCGGCACGGTTGCGTCCGGCGTGTGGCAGGCGTCCGCGGTGGGCATCGCCTACGGCGGCACCGGCGCGACCACCAAGGCGGCCGGGTTCAATGCCTTGTCCCCCGCGACGACCCTCGGCGACCTGATCTTCGGGGATGGCGCCAACTCCAATGCGCGGCTCGCCGGCAACACCGCGGCCAGCCGGCGCTTCCTGCGCCAGACGGGCACCGGGACGGTCTCTGCGGCGCCCGCGTGGGACGCACTCGTGGACGGCGACATTCCGTCGGCACTGACCGGGAAGACGTACAACGCGCTGACGCTTGGCGCGAATGCCGTCGGCTTCAGCATCTCCGGGGGCGTGACCAGCAAGACCTTCACGGTCAACAACTCCATCACCCTCAATGGCACGGATGGCACGACGATCACGCTGCCGTCCACTACCGGCACGGTGGCCCTGAACAGCCAGACGTTCTTCCTCGGCACCACCTCCGTCGCGATCAATCGCGCCAGCGCGGCAATCTCGCTGGCCGGCGTCAGCATCGACGGGTCGGCCGGAAGCGCCACGACCGCAACGACATCCACCCACCTGGCGTCCGGCGTGCTCGGCTCCCTGCCGTACCAGTCGGCCGCGGCGACCACTGCGCTGCTTGCCCCCAACACGACGGCCACGCGCAACTTCCTGCGCATGACGGGCACCGGCTCGGCCGGCGCGGCGCCGGCATGGGACGCGGTCACCAAGACCGACGTGGGCCTGTCCAACGTGGAAAACACCGCGCTGTCCACCTGGGCGGGGTCGGTAAACATCACGACGCTGGGTACGATCGCGTCGGGCACCTGGAATGGCACGGCCATCAGCATCGCCCGAGGCGGCACCGGGCAGACCACGGCGCTCGCCGCGTTCGACGCGCTGTCTCCGGCCACGACCCTGGGCGACCTGATCTATCACGACGGCACCGACAACGTCAGGCTGGCGGGATCGACGGCCAACGGCAGGAGATTCCTGCGCCAGACCGGCACGGGCACCATCTCCGCAGTCCCGGCCTGGGATGCGCTGACCGATGGGGACATCCCGTCGACGCTGACAGGCAAGACCTACAACGGACTGACGCTCACCGCCGCCGCAACAGGCTTCACGCTGGCCGGCGGAACGACCTCGAAGACCCTCACGGTCAACAACTCGCTGACACTGTCCGGCACCGACGCAAGCGCACTGAACATCGGCGCGGGCGGCGCCCTGGGCAGTGCGGCCTTCACTGCCTCGACGGCCTACGCGCCAGCGGCCGGCTCCAGCAGTATCACCACGGTCGGCACGTTGACCAGCAACCTGACGATCGCCAACGGCACAGACTCCCGCGTCAACCTTCAAGTCAGCGGCGTGACCGAGGGCATCCTGACGGCCAGCTCGACCAACGTGCGCTTGTCTTCAGCCAACGCGATCCCAATCACGATTGGCACCAATGGCGTGACTCGCCTGACTTTCACGGGCACCGGGTTCATCACCACGGGCGCATCCGAGTACGTGGGCATCGGTCAGCAGGCGGGCACCAACAACGGCCTGCGCGTGGCGCGCAATCTCGAGAACGACACGACGGCTCATGGCGTGGTCTCGGACGGAACTTTTCAGTCTGGCGTTACCGGCACCGGGACTGCGTACCGATCTGTGCTGCGCACGCAGGCCGCCTCCTTCACGATGGCGAATGCAATCCACTACCAGGCCGCCCAGGCAGCGCTTGGTGCGGGCAGCGCAGTCACGACGCAGTCGGGCTTTACGGCGGACAGCTCACTGACTGGGGCCACAAGCAACTACGGCTTTCGCGGCTCTATCCCCACCGGCGCCGGCCGCTGGAACCTGTTCATGGACGGCACTGCTGCCAACTTCTTGGCTGGCAACCTGATCGTTAACGCGCCCCTGGGCTTTGGCGCATCCGGCTCTCCGAGCTACGGAACTGCTGGCCAGGCGCTGGTGTCGGGCGGGTCTGGCGCGGCCCCGACTTGGGGAGATGTGGTCACGCCAGCGGGAACGCAGGCGCTGACCGGCAAGACCTACAACGGACTCAGCCTGACCGCCAATGCGACCGGCTTCCAGGTCTCGGGCGGCACGACCGCCAAGACCCTGGTGGTCAGCAACAACCTGACGCTTGCCGGCACCGATGGATCGACGCTGAACATCGGTGGCGGCGGGACGTTGGGCACGGGCGCCTACGCCACCATTGCCGGCTACGCCCTCCTGGCCTCGCCGACATTTACGGGGACACCGGCGGCGCCCACGGCGGCGGTGGATACCAGCACCACCCAGATCGCCACGACCGCCTACGTTGTCGGCCAGGGATACCTGAAGTCCGCGACCGCCGCGACCACCTACTTGCCGCTGACGGGCGGGGCGGTGACGGGGACTCTCTCGGCGGCAAAGATCACCCCAACCGGCGGCACCGCCACGGGCAATGGGATGTACCTGCCGGCGGCAGACACGCTGGCATGGAGCACAAACAGTACAGAGCGCCTGCGTCTCGGCGCCTCCGGTGGGTTTGATGTCTCCACCGGCCTGCGCGAGGCCAGGGTTGCGATGGGGGCCAGCGACATCGACGTCAGGGCCGGCAACTACTTCACCCGCACCATCAGCGGCGCGACCACGCTCACCGTCAGCAACGTGCCCACGTCCGGCACGGCGGCGAGCTTCATCCTCGACCTGACCAACGGCGGCAGCGCCACGATCACATGGTGGTCTGGCATGAAGTGGGCGGGAGGTACGGCGCCGACTTTGACAGCGGCAGGCCGCGATGTGCTGGGCTTTTTCACGCACGACGGCGGGGCGACGTGGTCCGGCCTGCTGCTTGGAAAGGACGTCAAGTGAGCGCCAGAAGTATTTTGATGGCGGTTACGCCGTCTGCGCTACCTCCGCCGCCTTCGACGTCTCCTTGGACCTACCGGGATGGGCTTTCTAAGCGCCTATCTGAGTTTGGCTTTTACCAAGCCAACGCCGTCGCTTATGGGGATGGAAAATACTGCATTGTTGGAGAGTCGGGCAGATGCGCCACAAGCTCAGACGGGGTGACGTGGACATTTCAGGCAGGCCTATCCAGCTCCGTGAACTACGTCTTTTCCGCGCAAGAGGAGCCTATTTATGGCATTGCCTGGAATGGAACGCGTTTTTGTGCAGTTGGTCAATCAGGGGCTTGTGCAACCAGCTTAAACGGACAAAATTGGTCGCCAAACTTCAACCTATCCGCGACTTCGTGGGGCGCAAAAATCGGCACATCTATCGCATGGAATGGCTCTGTATTTTGTGTTGTTGGCTCCAGTGGAGGCGTCGCCACTAGCCCTGATGGGCTTGCGTGGACATACAGGTCGGGCCTTAGCTCTACAGCTTGGGGGACGACATCTGCCGCAGGCATTGTCTGGACGGGCTCTCAGTTTTGCGTGGTAGGTCTTTCTGGTGCTGTTGCCACAAGCCCAGACGGTATTACATGGACATACAGGTCGGGCCTAAGCTCCACGGCTTGGGGGACGCTGAATTGTTCTAGTCTTGCCTGGAGCGGCTCGGTTTTGTGCGTCGTTGGTAGCAATGGTATAGCCGCAAGCGTTGCCACCAGCTCAGATGGAATAACTTGGACATTTCAGTCTGGTTTAGGCTCGACATCTTGGGCTGGACGGGCATGCAACGCAATCACCTGGGGTGGGTCGTTGTTTTGCGTCACGGGCTCCAATGGTTGCGCTGCTACCAGCCCAGATGGCGTTACATGGACATTTGTAACTACCCCGTCGGGGTGGGACTCAGCATTTGGCTCTGCTGGATCGGCGCTTTGCATTGTCTACGCCGGGGGTCAGTTTTGCATAGCGGGCAGCAACGGTGCGGTTGCCACAAGTCCAGATGGCTCAACATGGACGTACCGGGACGGACTTTCTAAAGCGCAATCTGTCTTCGGAACAGGCACCTCGATCCCCCGAGTAGCTTGGAGTGGGTCTCAATTTTGTGCAGTCGGCGGCTCGGGCGCTGGTGGATTTGCTAGAGCGGCAACGAGTCCAGACGGAATCAACTGGACCTATCGCTCTGGATTGTTGGCGTCTGGTCTTTTTTCCGCCAGGGGAGTGGTTTATGGCGCCTCTGTATTTTGTGCGATATCCAACTCTGGCCTTAGCGCCACAAGTGCAGACGGAATAAATTGGTCTTTGTCATCTTCTTTGTCGTCTGGCGGAATAGGCACCACAAACGCAATTTTGTGGAACGGCTCACAGTTCCTTGTCGGCGCAAACTTTGGATATGTCGCCACCAGCCCGGACGGCGTCAACTGGACTGTTCGCGCCTCGCTTCGTTCAACAACGTGGGGAACGTCCTCCGCTGTGACGTCTATTGCGTGGAGCGGGTCGCAGTATTGCGTTGGAGGCGCCGCTGGCAGAATTGCCACTAGCTCAGATGGCATCACCTGGACATACCAGGGCGGCCTGCGATCCACGTCGTGGGGCACGACAGCGCAAGTAAACGCTATTGCCTGGAATGGCTCCCAATTCTGTGCTGTAGGCAGCAGCAATCGCGTAGCCACCAGCCCAGACGGCGTTACATGGACAGACAGGTCGTCCAGTCTAGTCTTTGCGGGATGGACTTCTGCGAGCAGCGTTAGTGCAGTCGTATGGACGGGTTCAGAGTTCGTGATCGGCGGCAATGGCGCCCATATTGCAACCAGCCCAGACGGCGTTACATGGACGCTTAACAACAGTCTTCGCAATTTGTCTTCGTGGGGTGTAACGATCCCCGTGTCCATTCTCGCAAGAGGCGCCGGCTCCGAAGTGTTGGCAATTGGTTTTCGTGGTGCTCTTGCAGTAAACTGAGGTTAAAAATGCACGCCAGAATTAAAAACGGCCAAGTGGTCGAGTACCCGATTGTGAATCTTCGTCAGCGCCTATCAGGCGCGAGCTTGCCGGAGGATTTGTCAAATGACGCCGCGCTACCGGATGGGTACGTTTACGTCTCTTCCTCCGCTCCGCCTTTTTACAACTCACTAACGCAGAAGCTCTCTCAAGCGCAGCCCGTGAAGGTGGGCTCGGGATGGGTCTGCTCTTGGTTGATTGAGCCTCTGAGCGCGCAAGAGGTCTCGACTCGCTTGGATTCTATGTCGTCGGATGTTCGCCAGACGCGAAATGAAATGCTTACTGCCTGCGACTGGACCCAGGTCGCCGATGCCCCAGTGAACAAGGCGGCGTGGGCCGCATACCGGCAGGCGCTTCGAGACGTTACGTCGCAGCCCGGTTTTCCGTTCAACGTCTCGTGGCCTCAAGAGCCCACTGCATAGATTCAAGCATGACCACCACCCAACTCATCGCCGCCGCCCTGCGCTCGCGCACCGTCTGGTTTGCGATCATCCTGGCGGTGCTGTCCGTCCTTT